GAAAATCCTCCATTACATTCTATACGGCTTGATAAGTCAGTAAATTTCCTACCAGAAGCAAACTGATATGCTTTTCCTGACGGTAAGTTCCAACCGTCCTCATTAAGCGTCCCTCTCCAGTTAGTACCGTCTTCTATGAAATAGAAGTTGTCCGTTGAATCAAAAATAATACTTGAAGCAGTATCAGCCTTTATTGTCCCTACGAGTGTCGCTCCATTGTAGAGTTGGAATCCGTTAGCTGATGTCATTACCGCCCTATATCCACTTGCAGCCGTTTGTATCAGTGCGCCGGTGATCGTTCCGGCCGTTATTGTTCCCAAGTTTGCCGATATTGCGGAAAGTGTTGAGACATTCATTTTTCCGGCAGTAATGGTGTTCGCCGCGATCTCATTGGCCGTAATAGTACTAGCTGCTATCTCGTTTGCAGTAATAGCATTAGCAGCTATGTTTTCAGCAATAATAGACCTTTCCGTAATATGAACAGCTCCGTCTAACTGAATTTTTCCGCCGAAAGAAACAGGAAAGATATCAGCCCCACGAGTTGCGACAGGATTCTTGGTAGCATAAGCTAATGGGATCTTTCTAAATCCCAGGCCGTCAGCGAAGCTTGTCGATATTTGCAATGCCGTTACGGATGTATCAGGATCGAAATAAATAATGTGATCTGCCGTCAAAATTTGTGAGGCATTGGCATCAATGGCGTATGATGTTCCATCCGAAAGTCTTAGGGTTCCGACGCTCCATTGAATCGTTTCATCGTCAATTGCGGTAAATTCAATATCCTGCAAGAAGCCCTGATCCCCAAGAGACGGACTTGTATCAATTTCTTCTTGTGCTTTCTTAAAGAGATCCTCAATCCGTCCGAGCCTTTGAGAAGTGACCTTCACTAGGTATGCAAAACGTACCGAGCTTACTGCCTGGAAGTTTATTGTTTCTATGTTCAGCGTCTCGCTGATTCCACGAATAGTACTATTGATATCAATCTGCTGACCAGAAAAAAGACCTGGTAAATTGGTTCTGAAATTACCGATTATAATCGGGTCTTTAAAAGCGGCCAAGATAGCATTAGCTTTTTGTGTTGCTTCATTTGTCGCATTAATTTCATTGTCTCTCTCGAAGTATTCTCGAATACCATATGCTGCTTGCGAGGTCAGATCCTCAACAGTTACGGCCGCGATTCCCTTACCCTTGACCGTCACTTTATTCCTGATCTGCGTCAGGTCTTTTTCAATTTTCAGAGAAGAATAGTCATAATTCCCGTTGGTATCCGTTAAATCAAATGGCGCTTGAATGCCATTGTCAGCAAAAAAATAGATCTCTTTACTCGGACTAACATACCAGTTCTTGCCCGAAAGCTCCGCAAGTTGATCCAGTGCTTCGACAACTGAAATATTATCAAAAGTGATTCCATTTACTACGGTTGTATCAGATACATTCGTTATATCGTAGCCGGTAAGATAGTTCGTATTGATGTCAGCGATAATGTCATTGACCGTCATATTCTCATAGGATTCCGCAATGAGAATATTCCCAAGCTCTTCAATCCAATCTTTAAATTCCAAATACAGAGATTCTGAAAAGCCGTTCACCTCTTTTGATATTTTTACTAAAAGACCTTTGAAGATTGTTGTTCCTGTATCGATTATTTCGACTTCATCCCCTGCCGTTGGAATGTATGATTTACTCGTTGATTTAAGAATTTCAAATGTTGCGGTGTCCGGATCGGAATAAAGGTTACTACTGACACTGAGCGAATCGAAAGCCACCTGATCGCTAATATCGACAGCGTTCACTTTGATAATAATCTCTCTGTTCTGAGCTGTGACCGTTGGAGCATGAAGCGAAGCAACAAGAGAAAGGTCAGACACGATTTCATCGCTTTCCTCCGATGAGTCATGAATCGTGGCCGAGATATTTAGTGGATCTACAGCAAACTTTTTATCGTATGCTACAGATGGAACTCCGAGAGCCGCCTCTATATTTAGCGCATCCGCATAAAATACTTTCCCAATCGTTACTGTTGGAGGCTGAATTGTCGCGGATATATTTAATGCAGCGATCGCAAATCGCTTGTCATACGCTACTGCTGGAGCATGGATCGATGCGGAGATACTGAGTACCGATGCATTGAAAGTGACAGTCCCTTGAGACTGACCACTTCCATAGGGCACTGATCCGTAAACATTTGCTCCATACATACTTTGAATCTATTATCTATATCTGTAATTTAGAATTATTCCGTCCGTACATAATTTTGCTTATTTCGTTACGCCATATCTTGCTCTTCCGTACATAGGTTGGCTTTAAACGCTTACTGCTCCGGAGGTTCGTTTTCGTGGTCGGTAATTCGTAAGACCGATAACAGAAGCCGGCCAGCCGTCTCCTCGAAAAATGGAGGCTACTTCAGTAGTGGATAATAGTCTATTAAAAAAAGCAACATCATCAAGCGAGCCAGTAAAAAATCCGGTTCCACCGGCTCGTGCTCCAATTCCTATATTGGACGTTCCATTATTCCATGGACCTGATTTTGTTGTGCTTGAAGCGGAAACGCCGTCGACATACAATTTCAGCGTTGTACCGTCATATGTCATACACAAGTGATGCCAGTTTCCGTCGTTTATTACGGCAGTATGGACAACACTCATATGTCCTGCACCTGCTGATTGCCAGAGATTCGCTGTGCAAGTATTAGTCGTTATTTGAAGCCCGTAAGAGAACGTTCCATCACCACCTGAACCACCCTTTGTAAGCACAGAAGCAAAGCCAGGACTACTCGTATGTTTCACCCACGCAGATATTGAGAACGCACCAGCTACATTAAAGTCTGCGTGGTTATTGAAATTATAGTTATCGTTACCGTCTAAATCTACTGCCCCACCAAAAATACCAGCACCGTCTGCGGGGTCAGATACAGCTGTGAGCGTTCGTCCATTGCCGCTTGAATCAACTGTCAATGCACCGCTTTCAAATCGCCAGTACCCTTTTAGGTTGGCGTCGGAGGCAAGGGGAGAATTAAAGAGTTCTAGTCCCATATTAGTCAGTAATTCGGTTTACAAATCCGCTCAAAGTAATCACGTTCGCTACGGAGGCAAAGGCCGTTACTACTTTAGAGTTCCTGATAACCAGTCCAGGAATGATAAGTGTCAGTCCTGATTTGGCTGCGAGTGTGATGGTGATATTCTGGTCAGGAACCGTCGCTCCACCATACTCAATCGTCAAAGTGACGGTTGTGGTGTGGCCGTTGTAGGCATAGAGGTATACCTCATCATACGAACCATCAACAGCCCCAGCAGGAGCTGTGTGGATTGTTGTACCGAGAGTAGTCACGGCTACTACTTTAATAGGGAGACCATCTGTTGAGCCTGATAGGTGTCTTTTGAGTGCTTGCGACATATTTTTTTTAATTAAATACTTGATTGGTTAGAAAGTCAGTACCGCGTATATCTCGTTCGGTAAAAACCATAGAGACGCTCTTCGTTCCTGCAGAGAAGTCCACTAAAGCATCGGAATTACTCGAAGCATAAATCGTTACTCGTGACAAAGTATCAGGAGAGGCATCCGTAAAAACACCTTCCCCGACTTCCCACTCTGCATGATCAGCCGATTCAATCAGGTAGCGAACAATTGCTCCGCTTGTTATGTTTCCGGCAAATATACGATAGCCAGCCGGAGCGACAGCCGAAAGACTAACGGTTCCGGTTCCGGTTGTCGTGGTTGCATCTTTAATTCTATCTTTGCGTTCAAGTCCCATACGCTTACGTTAACGTGATTATTCCGGCAACATCGAATTGAATTTCAAATGTTCCATCAGAAACGGCCTGTACTCCACCGAAATCAATAGAAGCGATAAGATCTTTCCCTGCCAGAGTGTCATCATAAATAACAGCATGATAGGCGCTGAATGTTGCAGCGAGCCAGCTGATATCATTTGCATCCCATTTTGTTGTTGCTCCCTGAGTTACTGCCTTTCCCGCAAGAGCTTCTCCTCCTGCGACATATCCAGCGCCCGATACTTCGTTTGCTGAAACATCTGCCAAGACATTATGCGCAGTGTTAAAAGAGTGCGAGTTATTCAGAAGAGCCACTTTGATTGTGTCCGCTTCCAGATCAACCACCTTATTCATGAGGTTAGCCTTGAAACGTGGGTAGATTCCTGATGCCATAAAATTTATGCATTAATTCTTAAACTTGTTATTTTTACTTTTACATCTGTGCGACCGTCTGGATGAGTTATTTTCTCTATTTTTGGCTTGATTATGGGATTTCCGCTCTCATCATAATCATCGAATGGAATAGCTTTGTCTCCGATTTTTATATATTTCTGTCCGTTACTTTCAAATATCATAAGCGTAATTTTCGTCTTAATGTTTCACTCAGTACTTCAGCTAATTTTTCTCCGGCGTTCCGATCAAGATACATTCCGCCCATTATGTTCACACTGATACTTCCTCCGCTTGCACCGGCCAGTGCGCCTGGAGTTTTCGTCGCAATGAGATAGTCTGCCGGATCTGTTTTAATGACATCGCCTTGAGGGGTAATGACAGCATCATTGACGCCTATTGTTTTACCAACTTTTCTCATTGTTTCTACGAATCCTGTACCGAGCGACTTCCAGAATCCCATTTCGGCAAGTTTATTTGCTTCCTCTCTCAATTCACGAGCTTTATCAATAGAATCCTGAAGTTGTTTATTAGCCTTTTCCGTTGAGAGAGATCCAACTTTTGTCTGCATTTCATCAAGAGATTCCCCTACTGTTCTCATCGATTCTCGAACATCATCTTGAGTATCTTTCAACTTTCCCCATTCCTTCGCGACGAGATAAATTGCACCAACCAATGCGACCGCTAAGGCAGCCACTAATCCGACAGGGCTAGTCAAAAGAGCGATCATCGGGGCAATACTCATTGTGCTAAGGAGTGTAAAAGCAACAGTCAGAGCTCTAATAGCGCCGGTGATTGCCATCGCGACTTTCAATGACTCATAAGCGACTACGATAGCCAGAATTGCGTTTCTGTGCTCCCAAATAAAGCCTGTAAATCCGATAATGGCAGAAGAAACGGTCTTAATAACATCCCAAACTTCAAGCAATTTCTGTTTTAATCCATTGGCTCCGCCTATGCTTTCGTACCATTCTTTTACGTTATCGACTCCTTTTTGAACGGCTTCTGTAAAAGTTCTCGTTATTACTTCTTTATTTTTTTCAAGAAAACCATAGAGTGCGACAGCTCCTTCTTTAAGGTAATAAAAGATACTCCCTTCTTTTACATCTCCCTCTGTGCTCATTCCTACCAGGTTTCTCAAGAAGATACCTAAGTAATCCTGTAAGTTTGAAATAACACCAGCAAATGTTTTCGATTGCCGGATCATGGCATCATGGGCAATTCCACCTTCAACAGTCATAGATTGCAAAGCTTCCGAAACCATTTCGTAAGTAATCTCTCCCTTACTCATGGCCTTTTCCAAGTCCGCCCAAGCGATCTGTCCTTGCTTAGAAAAGGTATTGGTTTTGGTTGTGGCCGAAGTGATTTTTTCCTTATAATTTTCAACAGTATTCGAGAGCGACATCAACGTAGACTTGTTAGCGTTTCCTCGCTTCTTTGCCTCTGAAAGTCTTTGGTTAGCGATCTTCAATTTATCATTCAGTTCCTTCACTTCTCCGGCCGATTTCCCACTTGCAGAACCAACATTTTTAAACGCTGCGAAAGCCCCCTTGCCTTCATTGGCAAGTTTCACCAGAGCATCTCTCAGTCCGATACCAGTGTTTGTAAATTGCAACATTTCCTGTCCGGCCAACTTGCCCTTTGCTTTGACCTGTCCGAACGCCAAAATTAATTCAGGCATTTTATCCATGCCGACCGTCGCGGAAATATCTCCGAGCATTTTCAGTTTCGGGATAACATCTTCTTGAGCGAGTCCGTAAGCGAGAAGTTGCTTGCTTGCTGTCACTAATTGAGGTAATTCAAATGGCGTACTCGCGCCCAATGCAGTAATATCTTTTAAAAGTGTTTTAGCTTTTTCAGCACTCCCCAGCATGCCTTCAAAAGCTATTCTATTTTGTTCGTAATCTGATGCGCTCTTAATAGCAGAAACACCGACAGCAACAAGGCCGGCTCCGACCGCTGCGATTCCAACAGCAGCCGCTTTCGCCGCGCTTTGCAATAACCCGAGTTCCGTAGAAAAACTACTCAAGTTCTTTGAGGCTTTGTCCTTCAGGTTGAGGACGAGATCCAGTTGTCGAGTTTCTGAAAGTGCCATTACTTTTTCGCTTTTTCGAGTTGATTACGAATGCTGTTTATGTCGAGATAGTTTTGTATATCCTCTACTCGCATTTCCCTGATCTGGTCAGGCGTCCAGCCGTACTCTCGAGACAGTTTTTCCATGATTACTGCCTCTGAGGGGCTGGTACGCCCTTGCAGTTGCCTTTTTAAGTTATTCAAGTCTCTCGTTACTTTTTTTTTGAGAGACTGTCGACTGCTTCCATGACCTTATTTCCATCCTCAACAGAAAGGTTATCCATCCATTCGCGGCTAAATGACAGCTTCGTTTCACCCTTTTGGATTTCGATAACGGCGCACTCGAGAGCGACATACTTTGCCTCGAGCATTGAAGATGGATCGAAATCGAATCCCATATCTTCATTTCCAGCCTTACCGGACATTTTCGCGCCCGATATGATAGATGACTGGATTTTCTGCGTGTCTCCCCAGGTCAGAGAGTCTTTTACCTTAACTACTGTTCCGTCTTGAAGTTGGACTTCCATACGTTTGCTACATTAAATTATTTATGCTGACGGCACGTTGACATAGCTTGATGTCAAATTTCGGACAGTCACCTTGCTTGCTTCTCCGTCCGTTTCGTTGTAATAGGCCTTGAATGATATCGGTTGCGTTACCAATTCATCGCTACCACCGCTTCGGTTCCAGTCATTGATTTGAACCTTATTGAAGACGTAGGTGATTGTCGGTTTATTGTCACCACCGAGATTCGCTTCTCCTTCGATCGTAACGGACATGTATTTTGCTCCGTCCCCGAGATACAGATCCTTATAGGTTTCATCAGCGAAGTTGAGCATAATTTCTCCCTCGATAGAATGCTTTCCGTTATAGATCTCATTAGGCGTTTGAGAACCAAAAACGTGATCGCGAATGCCGCCCTGATCATGAGTGATAGTGATCTCTTTGACTGGAATTGCTGAAGCTCCGGTAAGCCCCTCTTCGGTATCAGCAATTTTTACTGTGATATCTCTTCCGATGAAGTCGTATTCGGTGTCATAGCTTGGAACAGAAGCATCATCTGCTGCGGTTCTCCCGATGATTCCGGCCGTAAACCGTACGAAATCATCAACGGCGGCGTTGATTTCAAAGGTATTTACCATACAACCGGCAAATTTGAGCTGCTGTGCATCGCCGTCTTTAGCAAAAACAGTGAGCGATTGATGATCAACTTCTTGTCTTAATGTAAAGACATGATCATAAACCGATCCAGCGACAACGGCTGAATCCACTTGCCCGTACAGTGACGAGAAAAGATAGCCGATAGCATCAGCGTGAACGATCCCTTCCAAATCTCCTTCGATATATTTCTGTACGACACGACGACCTTCCATATCCTCGAGCACGCCTCGAGTTGAATCATCGTCAGCGTGTTCTGCGCGCTCCACGATAGAAGCGGCCACTTTTCGAAACCATTTATCAACAGAGCCTTCCGCTGAACCGCGAGAGGATTCTGTAGAAAATCCAACTTCTAATTCTCTTCCAATTATTTCCATAAACTTATACTTACTTAATTACTTTATTAGCTTGTTAACATTTTTACGCTTAGATTAATTTCTGCTGTGACCTCTATTCCGCTTTGCTCTTCCGAGACATTCCATGCTCCTGTATCGACCTTTCCCCATACCCTGTGTCCGTTGATACTCGAGAAACTCCATCCGTCATCCAGTGCTTCCAGTACTGCGTCTACAAGATTCGGCATGATCGTGTTAAAGACATTCTGTACAGTCGTTCCTTCTACGTTGACTACGAGCCATAATTTATAAGAGTAGGTCTTAAAATTATCTGAAGTCGTTTCGAATGAATTCTCCATCGATGCCGGAAAGTAGATGGCGGCCGGATAATTATCAATCTTCGTGGCCGGATAAGCATAAATGCTCTTTATCTTCGAAACACTTTCGAGAATGGCCTGGATCTTGCTATTTATAGTGGGGTAAATTGAGGTTGTCATGCCGCTATGTGAACTAAAATGTTATCCATAAATGCCTTATAATGCTTCTCAACCGAGCTATTCGCTCTCATTCTTGCGAACTCTAGCCAGGGTCTTGATTTCATCCTTCTCGTACCCTCATGGATGAATCCGGCATAAGGTATTCGCCGATCTCCTACTCCGAATCTTCCTTCTAGCCCGTTTATCACTGTCCTATGCTGTTCCTTGAGGTTTCCTGTTTTCACCGGTATACCACCGCCACTCTGACCGACTCTCCAGGGACTTGTCTGAATCGCTACTCGTTTATATTCCGATAATCCGCGTTGCAAAAATATCTTTCCCTCTCTCATTACCGCTTGCGGCGTCGTCGCGAATGCCCGTATCAGTTGTGCTTCAGTAATTCTTTTTGCCATATTATGCCGGTGATTTTTCAACTATCACTTCCAGATGTCCATTTACTCCGATATTCCTATTAATCAAAAACCTGACATCATATGTATTTCCTCCCTCGCTCAGCCGATCTCCTTCTTGAACATTCGTTGCTGCCGGACACCAGATCGTATATGCTTTCGAAAATCTCAGTCCGACATGCTCTTGAAGATTTTCCGGAGTACCCTGCTGAATGTGACCGACGAAACTGCTTTGCGACACCAGTGCCGAACTATCTCCGCTCCATGTCTGTCTCTGTACCGTAAATGTTGTATTGTAAAATCTTGAAATCATAATTCATATTTTTTGTATGTTTGCAGAATTGCCATTGCCCGTTCCAAATCGCTCATTCCTCTCTCATCCGCGTAACTTACCTGATACTCTCCGATCCGTTCACTCTTGATAGCACCCGTATTTTCTCCGCGATTCTGGTAATACATACCGGAAGCAATGACTGTGGCCGCGAAACTTATATCATCCGGAACGGCAGCTGAG